CAGAATCCTTCGAGGAGGTTGCTGACGCTGCGCTAGACGCAGCTGCGGCCTTACTAGCCGCCGCCTCAGTAGCAGAGACAGACGCTTCAGCCGCCTTGTCGACCGCAACCTGGACGTTCGCCACTGACTGCATAGTGGCGACGTCGCCCAGCAAGGTGCTGACTTTCGTGGTCAGCTCGGTGACGGCGGCGTTGAATTCAGGGAAGTTGGTGGCTGTCATAGGGCTTGGCCTGAGATGTATTTACAGGAATACAGGTCTGATGATAGCAGAGTCTTAGTAGCCTCTGTAGTCACTATCTCAGTACCCAGTAATATCCGCAGCGATGAAGCTAACTGGCGGTAGGACAGCGTCGAAATCTGCGCTTGCATACCCCCAGTTAGGCGACCCGCCGTCAAAAGTCAGGAGCATCCCTCGGTGAATCTGACCGTTAACGAATTTGTAGCAGTCCTGGGCGTAACCAGCCGTGAGCATGATCGACCTACTCATGGTGTTTGCCACTCCGTAAGTTCTTCCACTAACCAGCGGGATACTGACGCTTTTGTCTGAAAAGCTGCCGGCATATACAACCCTAAGAAGTTTAGTAGTCGAGGAATAGACAAGCACTCCGTTAGGAGAAAACACCTCTAGGCCGAAATTTCCTAAAATATGCTGACGGGGGGCGAACACGAAGTAATTGAATGAGACTGGAGTTTGAGTGTAAACAGTCAGCCTCCCGTTCCCCATATAGTTTATCCCGACTACCGCCCAAACCCCCTGCAAGTCTATGACTGCGGCTGATGCGTCTGTGGGAACTGATACATAGCCAATGGCAAACTCGTTTGCCGAGTCCCAAGTCGTGCTAAGCACGCCGGAAGCTACGACTATCGGCGAGCTGTCCTCTCCGGTTATTTGGGTTACTCCGTAGTCGTTAAAAACTTGAAGTCCGGCGGGCATGGCTAATAAACACCGTATCTAATCAGCAGGGAAACTCTTCCAGAGACAAAATAGCCGAATTCATACCTATCATTGAATCTAAACGACCACGATATAGTTCCACCGGATATAACTACATCAGGGTTGATAAACTCCCATGAGGCAGGGGCGTAGTTTATACTAGCAAAGAAGTAGGGGTTGCCCCTCTTTAACCTTTCATCGTAAAAAGACCCATTGCTCCTTCCGGTAGAAACTTCCCCTAAGTGGGTTCCAACTCGGATGGTCGTATCTAGGACTATGACCCCGTTTGCATCCCAAACCTGCAGTCCCTGAGTCATGCCCATATCCCCAGTCGAACACGTCTCATGTCGTTTGAGTCGAAGACCTCAACCAGCTGGTTGGTGATCTTCAACCTCCCCTGCCCCGCCACCGTCCCGTTAATCTCAAAGGCGCCCGTCTTGTCCAGCCTCCACCCCTGCTGGTCGGCCACATAGTTGGTCGACTGCAGTGCCGTGGCGATCTTGGCCATGTCGATGGTGCCGTCGCCGATCACCGCCGAGTTGATGAACACCTGCCCGCCCTGAATCACGAACGGCGTGGTGATCACGCCATTGGCAGTGTTGATGACAGCAAATCGATCAGCCTGGAACAGCACCTGCGATTGCATGCCGTCCGGCGTATTCTCGATGCCAAGCCCCATGCCGGCGGCGTAGTACTTGCCATCCTGGGTCAGCTGCAGCTTCACTGAGTACATCGCGGACAGATCGCCACTGAGGCTTGCAACCGTCTGTTGCGTCGTCTGGATGGCAGACGAGTTTTCGCCGACGGCCGCCTGCAGTTGCTGAGTGGTTTCGGCAACTGCGGAGAACTCATCAGCGATCACCCGCTCGATTTCCGTGATCGAGGCGCCGATCTCGTCCGTGACTTGCGCCTGCAGCTGGGTTAGCCGCTCAGCCATTGCTGAGTTCTCGCTGGCCCGAGTGCGGGACTCCTGAGTAATGCGGGCAGATGCATCCCAGCCGTTCAGGGCGTCGGCTAGGTCGCCCTCGCCGTCGTCATCTCGGTAGGCTGCCTGCAGCACTTCCAGGCTCGACGCCGCGGCAGTGACTTTGCCGTCCAGCAGCTCAAGGCTCGCAGTGTTCTGCTCAACCTGCAGCGCAAGGCCGTTCGCCGACTGGACCACTTGCCCGATGTCGAGCCAGTAAGTCGCATTCGGCGGGGCGTTCGCGCCATCCGGATCGGCCGGCACATCGATCTTTGCCTGATACAGCCGCTGCCCATCGCGAACCGAATCACCGGCCAGATAGGCATTGTTCGGCGAGTACTCAAGGGCGTCTGTCAGCTCCCTGATACGGTCATTGACCGACCCGGGGCCGTCGCCGTCGATCAGGTTGATTCGATCGAGCAGGTTCTGCCCGAGCTCGGTTTCGCTGATCTGTCCGGCGATGTACTCAAGGATTGCCGTCGCGTCAGCGCTGGACTGTCCCATGACCCAGTCAGACCACGGCCCGATGTTGCCACTACGGTCAATCAGTCGCGCCCTGAACCAGAACGTCACGCCGGCTGCCAGTCCGGTCATGGTGTGCGTGTTGGCCGGATAGGCGTAGTCGCCGAGATGCAGCGCGTCCTGCTCGATCTGCGTCGATCCGTACTGAATCTCGGTGCGCAGCGTGTCTTCTGCGCCGGCCGGAAAGCCCCACTCAAGGCGAATGCCGAAAACCTCAGGTACCGCATTCAGGAAGGCCACCGCGAGCGGCGTTCCGGCCTTGCCGGCGAGATCGATCGCCTCGCTGTAACCCCAAGGGCTCGTCACATCCAGGCTGTTCAGTGCGCGGACGCGGATCTGGTAGGTACCGGCGTAGATGCCGACAACGTCAATTTCCGTGCCGCCAACACGCCCCGCGTAGACCCAAGCCCCGTCGCCGCGCTTCCACTCCACGTCGTAGCGGGTGGCACCTGGCGCAGCATCCCAGAGGATCGTCATTGTGGTGACGGCCATGGTCTGCTCGATCATCCAGTCGCTGATAGCGCGGATGTTCGTCGGAGCAGCCTGCACGCTGGAAGGGATGGCCGTAATCGGGCGCTGGCTGATGATCGCCCCGCTGTCGACTGCGGCGTGCTTGCCCTCGACGTACTTGCTCGCCGTGATGGCATACTCCAGCGGACCGGACTCGGCGATGCTGACAATCCGGTAGCGCTGGGCCGCCAGGCTGGTCGATTCCCAAGCCCACACGCTCTGCGCGACAGGCGCTGCGTCGAATGCAGGCGCGACAGTCAGCTGATTCCCGTCTACCGCGACTATGCTGCGGGTCTGCGCGACGCCGCTCGGCAGGATGCAGGTCAGCTCGTCGCCGCTCTGCACGCCTTCGACCTTATCCACGGTGACGACGGTTGCCGTTGCAGCACTAAGGCGTCCGCCAATACGGCGACCTGCCCGAGCATTGTCAGCCACGCGGATGATTTGGCCTGGGCGTGCACGGATACCGTCGAGCCCGACAGAGAACGTGACCGTCTCCGTCTCAAGCAGGTTGGTCAGCAGTGCCCAGCGGCCGGCACGTTGCGCCTGTCCCTGCGACGTACAGCCGAGCGCCGTGATCTCGGTAGTCTGAACACCGAAACGCGCGATAGCGTCATCGTCCTGCACGTACTCGACCTTGCGGCGGTACATGTCGGCCGGATCGTTCCAGCCCACCAGAACAGCACTGTAGCGCGTGCTGCGCTTGCTGCCCTTGTAGCTGAACTTGCCGTTTTTGACGTTGGCGTTGGTGTAGGTGTAGACCGGATCGGCCGGCATGTCGGCCGAGACGATCGCCTGGCCGGCACCCCAATACGTGATACCGCGGAACACTGCAGCGATGTCCTGCAGCGCCTTGTAGGCATCAGCGCGCTTCTGCAGGTAGAGGTTGCAGACGAAGCGCGGCTCCTGCCCGCCTTTCCCATCGCTGACCAGCTGGTCGCAGTATTGGCCGATCTGGTACAGCCCCCACTTGTCCACCTGGCTTGCATCGATGCGGTCACCGAGACCATAGCGCGGGTGCAGCAGCAGGTCGTAGTAGATCCACGCCGGGTTGTTGCTGTACGCCAGTTGGAACGTGCCGTCCCAGATGCCGGTGTAGGTGCGAGTTTCCGGGCTATAGTTGCTCGGCACGCGAATGATCCGGCCGCGGGCATGGTAGCCACGGCGCGGCACCGACCCGCCAAACGCTTCCGCATCGAAGGAGACGCCAACGATGGCCGAGTTCGGATAGCGGAACTTGGCGTCGATGATCTCGGTGAACGACTTGATGTTTACCGTATCTGCGATGGCCGACGACGTACTGTTCGGGGTCAGCCGACGCACGCGCACACGCCAGCCGCCAGAGCCTTCAGGCAGGTCTATCCGCACGGAACGCTCGTATCCGCCAGTTGTTTTGCCGTTGAAGGCACCGGTCAGGACTTGCTGGTAGGCACCCAGGCCAATCGCTACGTCAATGGCGTAGTCGACCCGGTATCCAGTAGTGTCGCCGTTGCTGGTGTTCTGCTTTGCCAGGCGCGGGACGGTGAAGTTGATCCGAACCGCCGACAGGTCAGTATTCGTGATCGAGCGCACCCACGGCGCAGAGGCCTGCAGCTCAACGCCGATATTGATCTCGTTCTCGACCTGCGGGAATCCGGCCAGGTAGGACTGATCCTGGCTTCCGGTACGCTGCTCCCAGCTAAAACCGCTGAAGGACGATCCGCCGCTGGTCGACGCCGGAGTCTCGTCCAGGTAGATGGACGCCGAGCCGTTGACGAGCCCGTAGATTTCGCCCTCGGATATGAGGTCGATCAGGCGGGCATAGGCGATGCTGACGAGGCTGTCCGGCGACTCCTTGGGGGTGCGTGGCTTTGAGCTGCCGCCCTTTGCGCCCTTGATCATTGCTGTCATGCCCGATCCTCAACGTAAACGCCGCCAGAAATCACCGCAGACCCGACGATCAATTCGCCGTAGAGCAGCGGCACAGGGTTGCCTTGGGCCTCGGTGTTTACCGGGCCGTTGAATGCGTAACTGGAACGGTTATTGGCCGAGTCGGCTGACTCTGCGGCGCTTGGCTGCGGAGAAAGCATCATCACCGCGCCGCCGATGGCCATTGCCGCTCCGGCCATCATCATTGCCGGGCCCCAGGTTGATCCGCCCGTAAAGAAGCCTGCGACGATGAGCACGGTGCCGACCACAACTTGGAATATCCCGCCCTGCTTGGCGCCTGCAGGAATTGGCGCGATCCGAATGTCATCCTTGCCGGACGGGTGGCCAAGCGCCTCAGCGCCGACATTCTCGCGGCCGTAGAACACCGCGTATCCACCCGGCGCATTGGACATGTGGCTCTCGAAGCCAGGCAGCATTACGCACAGCGCCCGCACGGCTTCGGCGGCATTCGCTACGGCCAGGCGGTGAACGCGACCGAACTTAGCCCCCAGCTTTCCGTAGAGCCTGATTGTCTTGAGTTTCATGGCGCCAGATGCTCACTGTCTTTTCCAGCCAATAGCCGCCATAC